GACCCTCTTTCGAGGGCCTGTTCAGTTGTTAACTAAACTTAATACTAAGATTAAGCTTCTGTTAAACGTACAGAACAACCAGGGTTAAGTACACCTTCACCCATAGCGTAGTGAGAAGTAAGTAGCGTACCTAGTTTCTCTGGGATGTAGTTAGCTTCTGATTTGATGTCCATAAGCTTAACAACACCAACTGCTTGAGGAGTGAAGATATAACCCCACTGACCAGCAGATACGTTGTTAGACATCATAATCTTAACACCTGCAATCTGGAATACGTTACCAGAATCAATACCACCGTTGTTAGTAGTCCAATCACGGTTAACCGCTTTGTCAGACTGTACTAGTGTGTAGTATACTTCTGGTTTAACTACACAGATTTTCTCTGCATAGATGTCTTTACCTTCCATAGTTGCAACAGCATCGAAGATAGCTTCTACGATAGTGTTAGCTGTTAGTGTAGTACCAAGTACCAAGTCAGCGTTAACTGATGGTTGACCTACAGCAGCAGTAGCAGTAGAACAAGCATCAAGCTGTGCAACAATTGCTTTATCTACTTTAGATGCTAGAGCGTTACCAATCTCAGTTGAGTATTGACCACGAACTTCGTAGTGTGACATTGCTTCTTCGAAGTCATCTAAGAATACAGATGCATACTTACGAGAGTCTACAGTAATTACACGCTCACCTGCACCGATTGTAGATACAGAGATGTCGTTACCTGGAACGTGGTCTAGGATGTTTGCTTCATCGTATGTTCCGATTACTGGGAATTGAGCGCTCTTACCGTTCTGAATAGTACGAACGTTTACAAGTGGCATGAACGTGTTACGTCCAGCAAATGCTGTTAGGACTTCACCAGAGAAAATCTTTAGTGCTAAGTCACGGTCTGAATTACCTGCGGTACGAGTAGTACCGATACCTGTTGATGGATTATAAGCCATTTTTTAAATACCTTTTAGTTAGTTTACATAAAATTAGATGATGCTAGTTTTCTTTGAACTTCCGCTCTATAATCAGCATCTTGTTTGTACTTCTGACTAGCCATTGCTTGCATCATTTCTGTTTTATTTGCAAAGCCTTGGTTAGATGTTGAAGCACCTACAGATTTACCACCAATTAGTCTAGGGTTAGCTGACTGGTAGCGTGAGTATAGACCCTGAATTGCGAATCGAGCGGAAATCTCGTTCTCTAGAGTCTGGTTAAAAGCTTGCTGTTCTTCATTGCTTAAGTTCTCTGAAGCCCATTCAATCATTTTAGTGTAATTATCTGTACCACCTACTTCTTGCTGTAAGCTTGAGATAACTTGTTCTTTCAGGGCTTCTTGACCTTTAATGTAGTTTTCAGCTACTTCTTTTGAAATACCTTTACTTTCTAATGTTTCGTATGTCTCATCAGACAAAGAACCATTGTCTAGATATTCCTTGTAGAAATCATCGAACGATAATCCTGCATCTTCAACTATCTTTTCAGCTTCTTTTTGAGTTTCAGGTACATTTTCGATTGGTTTCTGTTCTTCTTCAGAAGGTGTGTTTTCTTGTACATCTGAATCATTTTCAGATTGCACTTCTTCTACCACATCTTCTTTAGCTTTTTCAATATCACTCTTTAGGCTTTCTTCTACGGCTAGGTCGTGATTTTCTGCTTTCTGAATCATTTCCTGTTCGTGGTTTTCGATTTCCTGTTGTTCCATCTTTACTCTTCTCCTTAGTATCTTTAACATCGTCTGTACGATTAAGGAACTTGTAATTCTTTTTTGGTTCTCCCATTACAAGTTCAGATGCTTGTGTAATATTTTGTTTAATTTCAAACATTATTGTTGCCCCATCATAGCCTGAGCAATACCTGCACCACTTTGTTGTGCCATTGAGTCTAGACCAAGCTGACCAGATTGTGCTAACATTGTTTGCTCTTGTTCTTGCTGTAATTGTTCTTGTGTCTTAATTAACCCATCAATGTCGATACCTAACGAAGTAGCTATACGGCTTATTACCGCATCTACATTGGTATGTTGAGCAAAAATCTCTGGACCAAGAAGTTGTTGTAGTGTTTGACTAAACATAACTAGTTTGTTATAATCATGTCCACGACCTAGAGCTTCTAGTCCTGTAACAATAACTGGTTCTACCAAGTCTTTAGGCAGATTAACCTTAGCAGATTTAAAGATAATCTTAACCAATGGTAGTTGTAACTCTTGTGATAAAATAGAGTAGATACCGCCAAGTGCATCTTCTAGTTCACCTGCTACTAATCTAATTTCTTCTGCTGTTACTCGTTCTGCATTACGTGTAGCACCTTGAGTTAACAAGAAGGCTGATGCAAGTCGTTGTTGAATCTCAAGAGATAATTGATGAGGTACTTGCATATCTGCTTGTTTCTGTACCTGCAATGTAGTAATGTCTGTTGCATGACCTGCTACAAAATCCCCAGACTTTGCTTTAGCTAAATCACGAACACGAGTTGTAGATGTAGGGTTAACTAAGAATACAACCTTACTAGATGCTGACGCACCTTCTACAAGAGCTTGAACCAAAGCTTCTAGTGAACGTAAATCACCAAGATACTGTTCTACCAAACCTCTACCATAGTTTTCACCATTGATGGCAGTCCATCTAAGTGCAAGGAAAGGTAAATTCTCTTTCTTGAAAGTTCCTCTAGAACCAGATAACTCTGTATCGTTTACTTCTTGGTAAACTTCGTAAGAGTCTTCTTCTACTTTAACTACATGAGTGTAAAGGTCTGCTGTATCTGATGTTAGGTTTAGTTCTGGAACATCAGTAGGTAGTACTGTTTCTTTAATAATTAACTCTACAACATTACCTAGTGCATCACGTTTTACAACATACTCTTCTAAGTTATAAACTCGTAGTTTCTCTTCTTCTAATCTAAGAAGGGCGTTACCTGTACCAATAAGTAGTTTCAGTGCTTCGTATAAAGGTACACGGTAAGCGTTACGTTCAATATATTGATACAATGTCTTTTCAAACATGGATAGACTTTTGTCTAGTTCTGCTTTCTGTTCTGGACTTAAGTCAACTGTATCTTCTGGGTTAGGCATTAACCTGAAGAACGGAGCATTTGGAGGAAGAAGTGTTAGTAGTAGTTTACTAGCTAAATGGTTTACTGCTCTACCACCCAATGACTGATAAGGTGTGCTTAAAGAGTCCTGTTCTGTGTGTCCTTGTTTGGTCAATAAAGAAGGAATAGTTAACTCAGCACACTCTCTTGCTCTGTCTATTACAGATGTTTTCTCACCTTCTAGTTTTGACCACCTAGCCTTTGCTGTTTGTGTCTGTTGTTCCATTCCTGCCTCTCATTAATAACCTTTGTTCACGCCAGAAGATGTGCCACCAGATAGTGGAATCTGTAATCGAGATTTCCCTTTCTTAATAGCGTTTAGTTTCTTCTCTTTCTTTGAACTATCTTCACCAGGCTTAAACGTAGCTTCGTCTACTGGAGCTGCTGGTGGTGGTGCTGGTGGTGGTGTTGGAGCTGAACCGCCCCCGAATAAACCGCCCATACATTTCCCCTTTATACTATTTAATTAAAAAGGTAATAACTAAGATTACCTTTACATAACTCGGATATAAATATTATATTATTGATATATAATATTTTTTGCTATTCTTTCTTCATATATAGCAGACCAGTAATATTTTACTTTAATTTTCATCTACTTCTGAAAGTCTTTTAAGAAAACGGATTAACTCGATAGCTCCTGCCAGTTTACCTCTATCGAAAGCATCTCCATCTTGTACGACCATCTTGTCTGGGAACATATCTTCTAACTGTTTGATTAAATCTAAAGTGTTTCTAGGAAGCTTCTCCATCCTTTTCTCCTTTTGGTTTCCAAAGTTGTGTTATTTCAGTACCATTAAACTCACTAGGTCTTAACATTCTAGCCATTCTAGCTTGTTGAAGTGCATCCTCTTCTGTAAGAGTTTTGCTTTCATAGGTTGCTACTATAGCAGCCCAATAGTCTGCTTCTGTCACATCTCCCCCTTTCTCTTCTCTAACTGCTTGAATAACTTTATCTGCTTTCTTAGGACCAATTCCTGGACACCCTTTGTATCCGTCCGTAACATCTCCTGCTAAAGTCTGATAGTAGAAGAAGTAGTCTGCCTCTTCTAGAGATACGTTGTAGAATGTTTTCTTGTTGTAGTTATAATGATAACCTACCGCTTGGTTTAAGTCTTTATCTATATGGCAAAGAATCCACTTGGTAGGTTGTTTATACATCAACCAAGTACAATAATCGTCTGCCTCTACTCCTTCTGCAAGGTAGCTATTATATTTTGTTTGTACATACTCTTTAAGAGTTTTTAGAAGAAGTAGAGGATGTTTTATACTAGCTCTATTATGTTTGTAGCTTTCTAACACATCATACCTAAAGTTGTACTCTCCTGTAAAAACAAGTAGGTACTCTTCACATCCTGTGTTCTCTAAGATGTCCTCAACGAATGAATCAAAAAGCTCTTTGGTTTTAGTTGGATTACTAAAGTAAGACCAAGAACCATCCTCCCATTGCACATTTTCTTGTATTCCTGCAACAGCTCTGTACAGTAAGCTATCTGCATCCACTAGTGCCTTCATTTATTGAAAAAAGCTTTAGCACGTTCTTCAGATTGTATCTCTACAAAATCTACAATTTCATCAATCCTTTCTGGGTCTATTCGATACCCAGCTCCTGGGAGGGATTGTCTTAAGAACACTTCTAGAAAATCTGTCCAAGCTAGTCCATCTACCTGTACACATTGTTCAGTGTACTCTTCGTCATCAATTGAAATTACTGTCTTTAAATAGTTATTCACTGTCTTCTCCTACAAAAAAAGTATTAATATTCCCTACCCATTGGTCTGTCTTGTCAACACCTATTAGGATTGTTGATACTGGGACAAACAGGGCAAATAAACTGTACACTGTTAAGTTAATAATTGAAACTACCAACCTTTCTGTCACTTCTAGTAAGAAATCTTTTAAGAACTCCATCCCCAGCTCCCTGTTAACCCTGCTGCACTGTAATCAGCTACACGCTGTTCAAAGAAGTTTGTCACATTATCTGCTGAGATAATCCAATCAAGCCAAGGTAGAGGGTTCTCTTTGATACCAAAGTTACCTTTCAAACCTAGCTGAATTAAACGTCTGTCAGCAATGTATCTAATATACTTCTTAACTTCTTCTTTTGTGAGTCCTTCCACATCACCCATCTCAAATGCCAAATCGACAAATTTATCCTCAAGCTTAACAGCATCTCTAAACATTTGGTATATGTCAGCTTTAAGCTCATCTGTAACAACACGAGGATGTTCGATAAGGAATTGATGGAAGAGTTTAACCATTCCTTCAACGTGTAATGATTCATCTTTGATACTCCATTCGTTAATCTTAGATAGCCCCATCAGCTTACCTTGACGTTGGAAGTTTAGTAACATCACGAATGCACCAAATAAACTAACACCTTCTGATAAAACTGTACGTGCAATAGAACGTGCAATACCTTTGTGGGAGTGCATATTCATATCAGTCATTGAGTCGATTTTCTCTGCCAGTTCCTCATAGTCTAGGAAAGCTCTGAAGCTATCATCAGGTAGCCCAATTGTATCAGTGAACAATGCATAGGCTCTTTGATGAATACCTTCTCTAGCAGCAATAGACAACAACATCTGACGTACTTCGTTGTTCTTAAAGGTAGGTAAGAAGTGGTCAATATACCCACTAGCTACTTCTGCATCCCCTTGAGTGAATGTCTTCATAATCTCAACAACCAAGGACTTCTCTTCTGGTTTAACAGTGCCGTCATTCCATTGTCTTATATCCTCTGTTAAGTCTACTTCTTGTTCTACCCAATGCATCTTCTCACTTGTCTCTGCAAGTTGTACAAACTCTGGGTAGTGGAAAGGTTTATATGTTTGGTTTCTATCTAGTAATCCCATCTAATCTCCTTGAGGTCACAATTTGTGACCACATAATTGGTTAATATATAAACTATATGTACATATTTTAATGTTTTATA